CAAGAATCAGCGCAAGCACAAGCAGTCAAAGCCGCTGAAGGTCAACGCAAACGAAGCGAAATGGTAGTGAACCAGGCTAACCGACAACAACCAAATGTTGCAGGAATTACGCAAGCAGCGCGAGCGGGTGGAGGCGACAGCGGTGCGTCAGGCACCATGCTGACTGGCCCGATTGGTGTTGATCCAAACACTCTTGAACTCGGCAAGTCAACGCTCCTAGGAAGTTGATGAGTCAATACCCAGCCAACAACGAGAGTTATAAAGGCGCTCCACAGCGCGAGAAGTTGTTGACTCGGTGGGGTCAACTCCAATCTGAACGAGCGTCATGGTGGTCGCATTGGCAGGAGATCACATCTTATGTGTTGCCACGCAATGGTCGATACTTTAGGCAGGATCGCGACAAGGGATGGCGCCGACACAACTCGATCTACGACAACACTGGCACTCGCGCACTGCGAACGCTAGGCGCTGGCATGATGGCTGGCGCCACTAGCCCCGCTCGTCAGTGGTTCCGACTTGGAACTAACGATCCAGAACTAAACTCGTACGCGCCAGTCAAAGTATGGCTCGATGATGTCACAAAGCGAATGCAGTTGGTATTCCAGAAGTCGAATACTTACCGCGCCCTGCACACAATGTACGAAGAACTTGGAGCATTTGGCACGGCAGTTTCGATTGTCTTGCCAGACTTCAACAATGTCATACATCATTATCCAATCACGACTGGTGAATACGCTATCGCAACCGATTATCAAGGTCGAGTAACCACTCTCTACCGCGAATTTGAGCAGACTGTATCCCAGATCGTGACGGAATTCGGTTACAAGAACTGCTCGCACTCGGTGCGGAATCTGTTTGATCGCGGCAGTCTTGACCAGTGGATCCCAATCATCCACGCAATTGAGCCGCGCACAGACCGCAACACGACCAAGAAGGACAGTAAGAACATGCCTTATAAATCTTGCTACTTTGAGGTCGGTGGCGACCAAGGCAAGTTCTTGCGAGAGGGCGGATTCAACAAGTTCCCTGCTCTTGTACCGCGCTGGAGCGTCAGCGGCGGAGATATCTACGGCAACTCGCCAGGCATGGAAGCGCTCGGCGACATCAAGCAACTACAGCACGAGCAACTACGCAAGGCTCAGTGCATCGACTATCAAACCAAGCCACCGCTTCAAGTGCCAACAAGCATGAAGAATCGAGATGTGGAGACGCTTCCTGGCGGGATTTCGTTTGTTGATGGTGGCAGTCAGGGAATCAAGACAGCGTTTGAGGTCAACCTCAATCTGCAACACTTGCTGGGTGACATACAGGATGTGCGCGAGCGCGTACGCGGTGCGTTCTATGCAGACCTGTTCCTAATGCTGGCAAACGCTACAGACACTCGCATGACTGCTACGGAGGTAGCCGAACGCCATGAAGAGAAGTTGCTGATGCTTGGCCCAGTTCTAGAGCGTCTCCACAACGAACTACTTGATCCGTTGATTGACATCACATTTGAGAACATGGTCAAGGCTAATCTGGTTCCTCCAGCGCCACCAGAACTGCAAGGAATGGACTTGAGTGTTGAGTTCGTGTCCATGCTGGCGCAAGCGCAACGCGCAATTGGAACCAACAGCGTTGACCGATTCGTCGGCAATCTAGGCGCCATTGCACAGATGAAGCCAGAAGTGTTGGACAAGTTTGACTCTGATCAGTGGGCAGAATCGTATAGCGACATGCTTGGCGTTGACCCAAACCTGATTGTGGCTGGCAAGCAAGTTGCCCTGATCCGCGATGCTCGCAACAAGGCAATGGCTGCCAAAGAACAGGCTGCGATGATGCAGCAACAATCGTCAACCGCAAAGAATCTTGCTCAATCACCAACTGGTGGCGGACAACAGAACGCTTTGATGGATGTAATGAATCAGTTCAGTGGGTATGGATCACCTTCATCAAGTCAAGTCTAAGGAATAAACAATGGCAGTACCAACAACAATTTCAATTGCGTCTACACCAAACAGTTTTGATTATGCGGCGGCAATCACGACAAGCGATACCGTTAGCCTGACTGGCATTACTCGCGCCGTTTATGTGGGCGGCACAGGAAACATTACAGCAATTATGTCCAATGGCGATGTGGTTTTGTTTACTGCGGTACCTGTTGGAACCGTGCTTCCAATTCGATGCACACGCATTAACGCAACTGCAACAACTGCCACAGCGCTAGTCGCAATGTATTGATGGTACCCATAAATATTATTTGAATTATAAAATACGAATTAAAAGGAACAAACATAAATGGGATTCTTAAAACAAAATGCTCCTTGGATCTACGACGCAACAACTGGCAACTTAGTTGGTGTAAAGCAAGAAAACGGAACAGACACTTTATTTTTAACTGATACAAATGCAATTGTTGTAACCGACACGACTGCATCAACCTCATCGACCACAGGTGCGTTGATCGTTGCGGGTGGCGCAGGCATTGCGGAAGACTCGTTTATCAACGGCATAATCATCGGAACACGAGGCACGGCGAGTGTGACGGCGGTTGGAGCGAATGCGCTGCTATCGAGTACGGCTGCAAACTGCACGGCGGTTGGGGTGAGTGCGGCACAATCCAACACAGGCACAAGTTGCACGGCGGTTGGGGTGAGTGCGGCACAATCCAACACAGGCACAAGTTGCACGGCAATGGGCGTGAATGCGCTGCAAACAAACACAGGCGCAAGTTGCACGGCGATGGGCTTGAATGCTGCATATGAAAACACAGGCATAAGTTGCACGGCAATGGGCATGAGTGCGGCACAATCCAACACAGGCGCATATTGCACGGCGGTCGGACAAAGTGCGATGGCATCAAACACAGGCGCATATTGCACGGCGGTCGGACAAAGTGCGATGACATCAAACACAGGCACAAGTTGCACGGCAGTGGGCGTGAGTGCGCTGCAAACAAACACAGGCGCATATTGCACGGCGATGGGCTTGAATGCTGCATATGAAAACACAGGCACAAGTTGCACGGCAATGGGATATTTGGCTGCATATCAAAACACTGGCGCAAATTGCACGGCGATGGGATATTTGGCTGCATATGAAAACACTGGCGCAAATATTGCGGCGATTGGAGTCAACGCTCTTCGTGGCAACACTGCATCAGGAAACACGGCAATCGGAGTGAGTGCAATGTATCCCGCAGTCAACACGGGGATCAACAACACCGCAGGCGGTTTTCAATCGCTCGACGCAAATACTAGTGGAACTCTTAATTCTGCATGGGGCGCAAATTCACTTGGCGCAGTCACGACTGGAGCAAGCAATGTCGGAATTGGATCGACAGCAGGAAGCAGCCTAACTACAGGCTCAGACTGCACAATTATCGGCGCAGCCGCAAATGTGTCGGCGAACGGCGACAGCAATGTGATTGTCATCGGTAAGAGTGCAATAGGACTTGGAAGTAACACAACCGCCATTGGCGTATCTACAACAACGCTTGCAAAAATGGTTGGAACTACAACTAGCGCGTTTGCAATTTCGGGCGATACCGTTAGAATTGAAACACAGAAAACTCCAGCATCAGCATCGGCAGCAGGAACAAAAGGAGATATTTGCCATGATACTGCATATATCTATGTTTGTACTGCTACAAATACTTGGAAGCGGGTTGCAATTTCAACCTGGTAATTATTAAAAAGTAAATTTATGATAATTGAACAATATTTAGCATCTTCTGATCAAATTGCACAAGACATTTCTGCATCTTATGATTCTGCGTCTTTAATTGCAAAACTTGTAACAAACAATGTGCATAGCGATGAAAACCACGAAACGGTAATTCGTAATACCAGGCACCTAAAAGCATGTTTGAAATTGCTACACATCATTGAAAATGCAAGTGATGCAGATAAGGCAGCGTTTGCGGATGTGGCGGAGCGCGGGGAGAACTGGATTGCATGACAAATTACGATCCGCTCGATCTGAAAGGTCAGGAACGCGACAAGGCAGACAAAGACCTGCGCGCCAAACTGACCAAGGAGAACGAGGAAACGGATTTGAAGTGGATGATGGGAAACAAGCGCGGTCGCAGAATTCTGTGGCGGCTCTTAGATCAGGCTGGCGTGTTTCGTTTGTCGTTCGACCACAACACCATGCAAATGGCGTTTAACGAAGGCACACGAAACAGTGGATTGAGAATGTTGAACATGATTCACGCGGTAGCACCAGAACTCTACCCAATAATGCTGAAGGAACAGAATGACTCAAGAATCAATGATGACCGAAGCGCCGACAACAACTAACGAAGCCGCTGTCATCACACAAGAATCTGCGAAAGCAGATGTCACTAGCACGGAGACTGGAAAGACCCAGCAAGTCTCGGATGAGACCACTGTTGGCAGTACCGATGGCAACACTAAGGAAGCCACTAAGACCGAAGAGGTCAAGGCTGGCGCTCCTGAAAAGTACGAATTTAAGGCGCCTGAAGGCCGTAATTTCGACAACGAGGTGATCAACACATTCTCGGAAGTTGCCAAGGAATTGAATCTAAGCCAGGAGTCCGCTCAGAAGGTATTGGATCGAGTCGGGCCAAAGATGGTTGAACGACAAATGGCTGAACTTGACGCGATCCGCAAAGGCTGGATTGACTCCTCCAAAGTTGACAAGGAATTCGGTGGCGATGCCATTGATGTGAACATGTCAACTGCGAAGAAGGCACTCGATGCATTTGGTACGCCTGAACTGAAAACGCTACTTAACCAGTCTGGTCTAGGGAACCACCCTGAAGTAATCAGGTTTTTCTTTAGGGCAGGTAAATCTATCAGCGAAGATACTTTTGTAGGCGCAACGAACGGCGCTGGCTCCGCAAAGGGTCAGCCACGCGACTTCGCTTCGCAAGCATCAATGCTGTATTCCAAACAATAACTTTTCAAAAGGAAACTAAATAATGGCTACTCTCTCAACTACAAACCTCACTTTGGCTGATTGGGCGAAACGAACTGATCCAGATGGACGCGTTCCTGTTGTCGCAGAACTTCTGTCGCAAACCAACGAAATTCTTGATGACGCTGTCTTCAAGGAAGGCAACTTGCCAACTGGCGAGCGTGTTGTAATCCGTACAGGATTGCCAACCGTTTACTGGCGCGCACTGAACCAAGGTATTCCAAGCACCAAGTCAACGACTGCACAGGTTGACGAGGCGTGTGGCATGTTGGAAGCGCGTTCAGAAGTTGACAAGGATCTTGCAATGTTGAATGGCAACACGGCTCAGTTCCGTTTGTCAGAAGACACCGCGTTCTTGGAAGCAATGAACCAAACCCAAGCGACCACAATGTTCTATGGCAACCCAGCCACTGAACCAAAGTCGTTCCTCGGTTTGGCTGGTCGATACTCAAGTCTATCGGGCGGAAACGCAGCGAATGTTATTACCGCTGGTGGTTCTGGTTCTGACAATACTTCAGTGTTCTTGGTCTGCTGGGGTGACAATACCGTGTATTGCCCATTCCCTAAGGGTTCCAAGGCTGGTCTGATCCATGAGGATCTCGGCGAGCAAACCGTGTATGACTCTTCAAATCGTATGCAAGCGTATGCGACTCGTTACCAATGGAAGAACGGTCTTGTTGTAAAGGACTGGCGTTATGTTGTTCGTATTCCAAACATCGATGTTTCTGATTTGATTGGTCAAACTGGCACACAGGCTGCTGGCGTTGCCACAAACCTCATCAAGTTGATGGCTCGTGCTATCTACCGCATTCCAAACATGACAATGGGTCGTTGCGCGTTCTATATGAACCGTACCGTACACAGCGGCATGGCTTTGGCTGCGTTGGACAAGAGCAGCGCGGTGTTGAATATCAACCAAGGCTTGACGCAATTCGGTCAACCACACAGTTGGCTGACATTCCTTGGCGTACCACTTCGTAAGGTTGATTCTTTGATCAACTCAGAAGCCCTTGTTTCCTAATTCAAGTCTCTAAGAAAGGACAAATAAAATGATTACTGATAATTTTCTACGACTCTCTGGCTCATTAACGGCTGGTTCTACGACTGGTCAAAATTTGGCTCAAGTCGCAGGTACATACAACAGTGATAACATCGTCGATCTCTCGCAAGCGCGAGATATTGGCGAAGGCGAAAAACTGTTTGTCGTGTTCACCGTTGGAACTGCATTTACAAGCGGTGGTGCTGCCACTCTCTCATTCAATGTTGTCACATCCGCTGCCGCTGCTTTGACGACTCCAACGACTTTGGGCAGCACGAATCTGATTGCTCTTGGAAGTCTTACTGCTGGAGCGCAATTCGCAATTGCTATCAACCCAAAGGTTGCATCACTTGGACTGCGTTACCTTGGCGTTATTTACACGATTGGAACCGCAACCACAACTGCTGGAACAATGACAGCAGATATTGTCACTGACATCCAGGACGGCAAGAAGTTTTACGCGTCTGGTTTCACTGTCGTTTAATTTAAGGAGTCACTTATGGCACAAGTCAAAGCAATTGCAAAGTGTTTCATCGACAACTCTATTCGCGAAGAAGGCGATGTCTTTGAATACAACGGCACACCAAACACGAATGTCGTTCTTGTCGGAGCGGCTGGAGCAGAGGTGGCGGATGAACCAAAGGTGAAACAGAAATGGTCACCAAAGGCGAAACGCGATGCTGAAGACTTGGGTTGAAATGACTCGCTAGTTACAAAGTTGCCCCAAAGCGAGGGGAGCAGTTGACCCCTGCTCTCCTCGTTTCTTATAGGAGATCTCGCATGGCTTCAGTCGTAGACATCTGTAATCTCGCTCTCGCGCACTTAGGCGATGACGCAACCGTATCCAGCATTGATCCGCCAGAAGGATCTGCTCAAGCCGAACACTGCAAGCGGTTCTACGCCATAGCGCGTGACACGCTGCTTCAACTGCATCCTTGGAACTTTGCGTCCAAGCGTATTGCGTTGGCTGAATTAACAAACACAGTCACCACTTGGGACTACTCGTACGCAATGCCATCCGATTGTCAAACAGTCGTGTCCGTGTTGGCCGATGACGCGCACGATGACTACGCTGGTCGATTGATTCCAACTGACACGCCTTACTTCCCGCCTGTCGTGGTTGCTGGCTCATACACGCCGCAGCCGTACGGTGTTGAAGTAGACACTCTTGGCAACAAGATAATCCGAACCAACCAAGAAGCCGCCGTGTTGCGATACCAGGCGTTGATCACGGATTCAGCCAAGTTTGATGCCTTGTTCGTTCTGACTTTGAGTTGGCACTTGGCAAGCATGTTGGCAGGGCCAATGATTAAGGGCGATGCTGGATCTACAGAAGCAAAGCGATGCATTCAAATGATGGCTGGATACTTGCAGACAGCGAAAGCATCTGACAGTAATCAGCGCAACATCAAGCCAGAACACATTGTTCCTTGGACGAGTGGGCGCTAAACGATGCCAACAACCCGCACATTCAACCGATCAT